AGTCGAGGATCTTCGCCCCAACAAAGACATCTCCAGTTGGCCTTGATCGTGCCGTCATTGCCACCGCCTGATCGCGCCGTCTGCGATCGTTTCAGTTTGCGACACGTTAAACGCTAGGTCCGGTTCACTGATGCCGCTCGTTGTTACTGTGTCGGCATTGGTCCCGACATCACCCCACGTGAACCATGTAGCATCAGCCGTGAACGTAGCGACGCCAGTCGTAAACTGTAGCGTGGTCGATGTTATTGCCGCGATGGTGTACGTCTCAACAGCAGTGCCGTCTAGTTGCCATGCCTTGACAATCTGTCCCACAAAGAAGTCAGACGTCGCTCCTTCTCCGTCGTCGGTCCCGAGCACGGTGATCGTGTCATTCGCCACTGACGTCGTCGATCTCGAATGGCCGACAACAAACGGCACAATACAGAACACACGTTGGCGCATGCGCAACGCTAGGCGAACCTCGCCGGTATCCCAATCAATTCCGCGTTCGATCACTTCCGCCGTCGACGTGCTGCCGCCGATGCCGGTTGTTGATTCAAAATCAGGCAGCGACGATCGCGTGATGTTCACAAGGTCGCCGACGTTCAGCGCCGCCATCGTGTGCTTACAGCGTAAGCGCACGATCACCATTCCGCGTCCATCTGTTGACTGCCAGCGTCGGGCCTGTGTCTCGAATTCCTCGAAGAAGTAGCCGGCCGGTGGGAGTAGCTGCTGCTTATCAGTGCTGCGTGCCGGCGCACCCGCTACGTAGCACCCGAGAAGTTCTAGCTCCACCGGATCGGTTCGCTCCGGGTATCTGGCGAGAAGTTCCCGATCGGTGATGTTAACCGTCAACCGAGAATCACCATCACGCGGGTCGTAGTTAGCCGACACCGACAAGACTGGCGCGATCATATCCTCGTTGTATTCCACAGAGTCGGACCCTGCCACGATGCTGCTGCTGTCGATGGTCGTCGTAATGGACGACGATGCGACGTACTCGTCTGAGATGCGCTTGATCGCCAGCTTGCCGGTATTCGTGGTGTAGACGTAGCACCCGGCACCAAGGCAAAACGACGTCAACAGCTTGGCGAGCTCGATCGTATCCCGAATGAAATAGGAAAAAGGAAATTGCGCGGCGACCGTTCCCCAAGAGCTGTCGATGTACGACGACGGTATGCCAGCGCCGAAGCGCCACGATTGCCCGGTTAGCGATGTTCGGTCTACGCCTGGCAAGATGTCGGCTGCGCTGTTTGTTCCGCCGCCTTCGATGGAAACAAGCAACGGCTTTAGAGATTGCGGGCTCGTGCCCGACAACACGCAGACGTGCCGAGCTGACCCACCCGACTGTGTGGCGATCGACCACGACGGATGCGGTACAAACTGAATCACCTCGTCGCGCACGCATGTTACCGCCGATGTCGATCCGTCGACGATGCGCATAGTCTCAGTCATCGTTTCGCCGTTGGTGTCGACGACGTCGATCATTAGCGTCGACACCATGGGATGATCTGCTCCCAGGTTGTCTGTGTTCTCCATGTTTACGGTGTACCAAAAGGTAGCCGGGTCATAGGTGATACTCGTGTACGCCATGTCCTTCAGGCCGAGACCAACCTTGCGAGACAGGTACTCGTCAATGATAGGCCCGCACTGAAAATGCCACGCGCCTTCGGAGTAGCTCGGCGACTGCTCGATGGAGTAGCAGCCCACCTGCTGCGAGTTGCTGTTCGCTGTTCCGTCTTCATTCAAGAACACCGCATAGAGATTTACGCGCCGCCCCTTCCATGCAGGTGGCTGAGTAAAGATTGACGCGCCGTACTCTGCGCCGGTCTCTGTTGCGGTGAAGTGCTCTTGTGCGATCGAGCCGAACGCGCCGCGCGTACATCCCTGCAAATCGGTGGCAGTCTTCGATGTGTACGTGATCGTTTCGCCGCCAACGTATACAGTTCCCGCGCTTGCCAGTGCCGTTGTGCTGTCTGTGACAATCGTCGTCGCCGACGTCGTCGCGTTTGTGTTGATATAGGTCTTGCGCCGGAGCCTTGGTGCGAACAGAGATTGAAGAGAACTAGAGCCGCGCGGGTCTTGCAGTGAGAACGATAGCCCGCCACCGAGAACGGCGCGCTTGTTGTAGTCTAACTTTCTATCTTCCTCTTCTACGTCTTTCAAGATCGACAGCTCTGTGCGTGTGTCGCCGATGATCGTCGACGCCGAAATCCCCGGCACTTCTTTGAACGCATACGGGATGCCTTGAATGGTCACAAACAATGCGACCCGGTGGCGTCTACCAGCTAGGCGGGTCGCATACGTCACACGGCACCCGAGAGCGTCAACGTCATATCGTAGAGGTCGACGCCCAGCTCTGTACGCTTAGCGTCGAGTGCATCACCGCCGCCATCGCCAAGGCGCCACGCGGTGCCAACAAGCGTTGACGATGACAACGCAGACAGCGTTGTCACAGACGACGACAACAAAGACTGCTCGTGAATCTCGATCGGCCTTCCGTCGTTGTTGACGTCGATAAATCTTTCAACCGTAGCCGCAGTGTCGCTTGAGCGAGAACGCATCCACACGCGGCGCGCATCAATCCACTGGAACACTAGGCTGATTGACTGAATCTTATCGCTTCGACGCACGACAGACGTGTCCCCGCTGGCGAGCTCAGATGCGTTGATCACCCATTTCGTGTGCGGCTCTATGTCTTTATGGTAGTCATTCGCCACCCAGCACGCATACGGCGACAGCGTTGATATCTCAGGGTTAGCATCAGCTGCCCCCTTCTCTGTCACGAATCCGATAGAGTCTGAATCAAACGTGGTCGCCGCGTCATTCCATAGAATCTTGAATGTAGCGGCACCGCTTGTGCGCGCGACATAAACTTTTGCAGATACGTTAGCAGGGTCCGTATCCCACGAAACAGTCGTTCCGTTTGTTGTCATTGAAACGGTATAACTGTTTCCGCCGAACGAGGCGTTCGATAGCCAGGTTCCGAGGATTGCACAGAAGTCTGACGACGTGCCGTCACCGCGTAGGTAGTAGGTTCCGGCCGGAAGTGTTGCGCTGTACGTCGTGGCGGTTTCGGTGATGCGTACGACGTCGTTGATACCAGTGATGATCTCGATTGCGCCAAGCGCCACGATAAACTTACTCATGCGAACCGCCTCCGCTGCGCAAGACGTGCTGCGCGCGCCACTGCCTCAGCCGTCTGTTCTGGTCGTGGGCCGCCGATACCGTAGCTAATGTTTACCGTTACTCCGCCGCCGTCACCGGAGGAAGAGCCGCGAGATCGTGAGCCTGTGCCGCGTTCGCGTGATGCGCCGGATCGTGCCTTCTCGCGCTTGTCGTCTGCTGCCTGCTTCTTTCCGATGTCGACACCCATCACGGTGGCGACACCGCCCATACTGACACCGGCGACGATCGCCGCAGCCCCAAGTGCCGCAAGAGGTGGCCCGTTAGGGCTTCCGACAATGGACAGGCCGGCGCCCTCGAATGCCTGCTTAATTCCGATCCCGATAAGCTGGCTACCGATACTCTTTAGAAAATACTGCGCTGCAATCTCTTCGGCGTACTTCGTGCCCTCGATCTTGTCCTCAAGGTATTGCATAGACGTATCAGCGAGAAGTTGTGCCGACGATTGCGCGAGGTCCGCATATGTCTGTTTGATGCTGGCGATCTCTTCTTCTGTCTTTCTCGCCTGTTCGATGCGCTGCTTATCCGCTTCCTCTTGCGCCTTTAGCTGCGCCTTCATGCGGTTGTCTGTTTCTTCGTCCGTCTTCTCGTCGAGCGCCTTCCGTGCCTTTGCGAGATTCTCTAGGTAGCTTTCGCGCGCAGCATCGTTTGCGTCTAGCTGCTTCATGCCGGCTTCTACGAGATCGTTTTTCCAGTCGTTTGGTTTCTCGCCTTTCGGGGTCTTAACCTTTTCCGCTGCATCACGTCCGCGCACGGCCATCTTTAGAGTCTGAATGTCAAGCAAAAGTTGTCGCTGTTTTTGCAATTGCAGTAGCTCAGCCTCGCGCATGCTCTTTTGCGCTTGGTCTTCCGCCGAGACGCCGCCGAGCGCCTTGCGCAGATCCTTGATCTTCGCGTCAATCTCGGCGACTTTTGTTGCGGTGTTTGCCTGCATCTGCGCGGATGTCTCTGGCCCGGCAAGTTCTCCCTTTAGTTTTGCAAGCTCGTCATACAGCTTGTGTGTCTGCGCTGTCGTCGCGTCGATGCTGGAATATTGCAGGTCGATCGCTTTGCTTTGCGCTTCGTTCAGATTCTCCCAATGCTTCGTCAGCGCGGCGACTGCCAGTCCGCACGCTGCGAGCGCGATGCCGAACACGCCCCCGCTGGCGAGCAGACCGGCAATGTCACCGATAGGTCCGATGGCACCGATTGTTGCCGTTGATAGCCCGCCCATCGATCCACTGATGCCGCGCAGCGCCTTACTTGCTTCGCGCTCGGCACCGTCCAACTTGCCTAGGCCGCCAGTGATGAGCGACAGGCCGCCGCCCAGCTTGCGGGCCGATGCGTCCGTCTTAGCAAGCTGCGCGTCCGCCTGGCTGGCGTCCACGACTAGCTTGTATGAGAATGTTTCGCCGGTATCGCTCATCTTTTCTCCCGGCTTTCCTTGATGTCTTCTGACATCTTTTCAGAGTGAGCGTGCGAGATGATTCCTATCGCCTGAATAGCATGACCGCTTAGGCGTTCCAATGATTGTAGCCCTGTCTTGCCCTCACACGCTCGCCACAGAGACAGCGCATCGGACACATCAGGGTTGTTCAGGATATGTCGACGGGGGCAAACGTCGGTCTGATACTCGGTTCCGTGGAAGTGAGCCCCTCCGCCGTCTTTCCGTTTGGCCCCGCCATGACACCCGAGCTGAACCCGGCGATGTCCTGGGCATTTGCTGCAATCGAGTTTTGCGAGGTCGACCCGAGCGGCTGCCCAAACCGCAATGCTTTTTTTGCCGGCAAGTCCTGGAAGTGTAGGGCTGCCTCGTAGATCGGGGTCAGAAGGCCCGTGCGACGGAGCGCGTCGAGAAGCTCCGCGTCAATCTCGGTCTTGCCATCGATGCCGGAGATGCCTGCTACCGCCTTCTCGACGAAGGCCGCGCGTGCGTCGACCACCTTGGCGATCGCATTGGTCAGCGCCACCGGGCTACCGCCGTCGCGCGCTGCCTTGACTTCGGACCACGCAGCCGATTCAACGCCGCCAAGCTCCCGGCGCTGTGCTTCCGAAAGGACGCGAAACGACAAGCCAATGTCCTCCGCGCCGTCTGGCATTTCAAGATCGCCGACAGGAAGCAGTAGACCGCTAGTTGCATTCAGTGCCTTCTGCGCCGCCTCACGCAGCGCTGCGCTGTCCTGCTTGGCGAGCGCATCGGCAAAGGCGTCAACGCTTAGCTCCGACCATCTGATATCGTCGTCAAGCGGGATGCCCTTGGCCTTGCGCTCCTCAATCTCTTTCGCTCGCCGGTCGCGTGCAGCCGTATGAAGTTCTCGGAGGCATTGCGATAGACTGACAGCCGGGCCAATTGCACCGGCAAAAAGTAACATGACCATGTGTTAACCCCTTTTATCACGATACACTAGAACAGGTGGATTCTAAGCGGAGCACCTGTCGTCGGTCCGTAGCATGTTGCCTCGAATGAGTATCCGTCGAATCCGTCAATGGATACTTTCTCGCCCTTTGTGAAAGCAGCGAGCGGCGCGCGGATGTAGAGGCATGCGCCGGCCGCCGTGCCGATCTGGATACCGATATCAAACGTGCCGAGCACGGCGCCAACACTCTTGTCGGTCGCTTGCAGCATCGTTGCGTCGAGTGTGCCAGCGCTATCGGTGATGCCGCCAAGCCCGCTCGTGGTGTCGAGGTAGAACTTGCCGCTGATCTTCGGCACCTTGTTAAAGACGCCGTAGCCGTAGACGCCGTGCGTGCCGTTGTGTGCGCCGCGCGGGACGACAGTGCCGCCGAAATCGATCTCAAGATCGCGGAACGTGTACGCCGTTGAACCTACGTACATCGTGGACGCCACGCCCACGATCGCGTTGCCGGTCGTGGGGATAGTAAACGACGGGTTCGCTTCCGCGCTGTCGGTGACGTTGGTCGGCTGCCACGTGGTGACGAGTTTGGCGTACTCGTTCATCGAGCAGATGATCTTACCGGTGCCCATGCAGCCAAAGAACAGCCGGCGATATTCCTCGCCTTCCGCGTCAAAATATGCGTGCTTGTGGTGTACGATTGACGGGTCGATTGTCCAGCGTGATGCACGGATAACGGTGCCAGTTGGCGTGCCTCCATGTGTACGGTCAAGCGTGAGGCTGTTTGTCGTTCCACCTGATACAATTTCGCGCGCCACGGTATCGGTGCCGTTGCTAAACAGCACGCCCATGCCGTCGGTATAGTTGGTGCCGCTCGTGACCGTGAGCGTAGTCGTGGCGCCACCCGTCGCCGTCGTGCCTGTCGATGCCGGGTCTACCGAGTCGGTGCCGGTGATGACGTCGAGAATCTTGCCGACCTCGCTCTCTGCCTCGGGATCAAGAGCGCCGCCGGCGTTGCCGCTGATGCCGCGCAAGATCAGTTCCAGGTTGTGTTGGCCGAGTTCATTAGGTCCGGCGAGCGGGGCCTGGAAACGCGCTGCTGCGTTCATGCTGCCGCGCTCAAGCTTCTTACGCTGCGTCGGCTTGAATCCCGGATCGCCTTCGGGCTCAAGCTGAATCAGCGTGCCGGGCGTGCCGGTAAAATCCGACGTTGAGGAATGCTTGCCCATGCGAAGTTCAAAAGCGCGTGCCTGTCCGGTCATGTCGTCACCTCTTTACGGAGTTTCTCTGTACTCGATCGTGATAGGTGTGCGCGTTCTGTAACCGCCTTGAACCTTCTCGATTTGAGCTCTCATGATTGCATTGTTCGCCAGGCCGATACCGATGATCGACGACGTCGAGAACGTGCCACGTGCGGACGGTGCCAGGAGCGCAGCGCCGATCGTGTAGTGATCGGCTGCGATATCCTCGAAGTTTGCCGCTGGCTCTTTGTCTTCGATATAGAACACGAGCAAGTCGACCTCGGCGCGCATGCGCGGGGGGATGCCGCTAGAGTTAGGCGCCCCAACAAACTCGACGGATCGAGGCTCAAACCAGAACCCGCGCGAGTCGGGGAACGGGCCTTCGCTCGCCGTCTTAGATGCATGGCGAAACGTCGGCGATTTGCCACGCCGCGTCTTCGCCGGGGTCAACGCCTCGACGACAGACACCATCTGGGCTTGGGCCTGTAGCCAGCTCACCTAGACACCCGGAACCCGTTGCCTTGCTTGACCACTTCGTTCGTCGACGGCCCGAGGCCGGGCGGGTCTGTGTTCTGGTTCGCCTCGAACCACGTAGACGACGCAAGCGTGGTTTCTTTCAACTGGTCAAGGCGCCCCTGCATGCGATCGAAGTAGACCTGCTCGGTGTCTGGCCGCTGGCGCAAGATTGCCACGACGGTGGCCAGCGCATGCAGCGGCTCCAGCTCCTCGACAGAGACGATGTTCTCTTCGGAGATGTTATTCGCATGCAGCCAGGGCAGCACCTCGTTGCGCCAGCCGGCGCCAAGCGCGTGCTCCAGGTCGTAGTCGCTGGCATCTACCGACGACAGCACGATCGGGTAGTCGCGAATCAGGCGCGACGGTGTCAGCTTCGATGTCGCCAGCCGGCGCACGATCGAAAACTGCGTCGACCACCGCATGTCAATGCCGTTGACAACGCACTTCCAGATAGCGTGACACGGGCCGGCAAGCGCGGTCTGCGCCGTGGTCAGCACCTTATAGATGTCGATCCCAACAAAATCGGACCCACTTGGCACGTCATGCGTGAGCGGGTCTTTCAAATATACAGTTGTTCCCGTGATGTTTCGCGCGCTCTCTACTGTGTGAATCTCGCCTGCAACCGTGCGGATAGAATACAGCGTTCCACGGTACATTGTTGCTGACGCGGACAGCGTCAGCGTGCGCGCACCCTCGGATGCGGATGACGCCAGCGTCGTCGATATGGTGCTGATCGTGGCAGATGCCCACGTGTCGACCGTCGTAGGCGACGAGGCCGGCGTGTAGATTTGCACGTATGCGGTACCGACGTCGACGGGTGCTGCTGCCGCCCATTCGCGCGAGTCGCTGTCGTTGTAGTTACCGCCACCCATCGTGCGCGGGTAGGTCGTGAGGATTGGTGCCGTGCCGATGATAAACTTTTCAGCCGGCATGCGACCACCCTTTCACTATTGCGTGGTGCTCACGAAAACACGCACTTCCGATATATCAGCAGAGTGTCCACGGTACAAGGTTCTGCGGGTGCGTGGAATCTCGTGGACCTTGCCGGTTGCAGGGTCTGCGATTTGCCAACTACCGCCGGGGAGCTCGCCGACGCAAAGCACGAAATGATCGGCGTCTGACAGCCCGCTAGATGCGCCGGCCTTGTGGTCGATCCCGAAGATGACAGGCACGCCAGACCGCACGTAGCGCGATACGTCCTCTGCGACGTAGCCGCCGACAAAGGCTTTGCTGATGCCGATGGCCGGCCCGGCGACACTGGTAATGAGCCCGCTCCCAGCGTAGCCATTGGCGGCCATGATGCGCATATTCGCCTCGGTCATAGAGGCCGGCGCCTGCTTTTTGTTGACCGCGCGCGCAGCCATCACCATGCACGATAGCAGGCACCCTGACTGCGCAAACGTCTTGCCGCCCTTGCCGAGCGGCATCGGCCCGTGCGGCAAGTCGGACTGCTTTACAATCGCGCCGACGTCGATCACTTCTTTGGGCCGAGCTTATCAACGGCATTAGCGATAGCGTCCGCGCCGTCTGCCATCACGTCGTTGCTCGGGTCTTTGTCGGCACGCCACTTCTTAGCGAGTCCGTGCAAGACACCGACGACGAGTTCTTTCAAGACACCGCCGGCGGCGAACACGAGCATCAACACAAGCGGGTTGCCAAGCAAGTTCTTTGGGATCAAGTCATTCATCTTCGTGGCTCCGTAGTTTTCTGTGTGGTCCGGTTCTTTCGTCGAGCTTCTCGTTGGCGCGCTCCATGCCAAGCTCCAGCTTGTCGAGCTTTAGGTTGATCACCCGCAACGCCTCACTATAAAGCTCGCGGGAAATCTTGCTCTCGACGTCACGCTCTACGCGGGACACGCGCCACGACATGGCGCCCCACGCGGCACCTGCGCCGAACAATCCGATTGCGCCGCCCATGAGCCATTCCGGCATGCTGCCTCCTACGGTTTTGCTGGCGGTACGTACTTCTCAAAAGGTGCGCCGTCCCAGCCGCCGGCGTTCACGAGCTTGGCGCTCTTGGCGACGGCTTCCACGGCGGAGTCAAACGCTGCGCAGTCGTAGGCGATCTCAGTATTCGACACGCCGCCGCTTTCTTTGGGCACGTTCAGGTAACCGAAGCACTCGCCATCATTTGGCTTGTTGATGCACATAGAGACGATGTCAGCGTCGCCAATTTGCGCCCCGCTCACGACCGAGACACCGCCGACAACGGCAGCGCCCGCGAGGAATGCAAGAGCGTTTTCTTTGATACCCATTAGATGCAACTCCAAAGTGTGTTGGCATACAGACAGTGCATGGACTGGTTGACCGTGAGCGTCGTCGGCGACGTGCGGAGCTTCACCTTGCCCGCTGAATCGGTGACCACGATCGACGCACTGCCCACGTTCATCAGGTCGAACCATTCACCATCGCGAATCGAGGTTTCGCCAGGTTCATAATTGCAAACCGTGCCAGAGGTGCAGTTAAATGATATACTTGAAGACGTAGGAGTAGTCGTATCAAGTGTAGCAGTGGCGTTAGAGATCGTCTGGCGTTGCGTAATCTCTTGCAGCCCCTCACCGAGCACGCACATTTGATTGGTGCCATCAAGAGTCGGCGAGAGACCATCAGCGGCGCAGAAAATGCGTGTGGATGTAGCAGCATCCGTCTGGCGACCCGCCAGGATGTTACCGCTGGAAATCTTTAGCTCGCCACCGGAGCCGGCGGACGACTTAAGATACCACTGCGCAACGCTGCCGGTGTCCGGGCCGAAGTCGCCGCGAACGGTTCCATCAGTAAGCGCCACCTGCACCGCGCCGTCGTGGCGGACCACGCCCGTACCATTTGGGCGCAAGACAAGGTCCTCGTTCGTGCCGGTCGTGATGTCGACGGAGATGGCTGAAAAGATAAGTTGTGACAGCAGCGTCCCGCCGCTGAATGACCCACCACCACCGCCGTCGCCGTTGATGCGACCGGCCATTGCAGACCCGGTCGCGACAAAGGACGCGAGCAGGAAGGCCGCTACGAATCCGATACGCGCGCGCATCAGCTACCGCCCAGGCACTTGATCGCCTGCGTGCCGCTGGCAACCAAACAGTAAGGCGCACCGCGTGCGGCGTCCGCACTCAGCGAGCTACGCAGACAGGTCGCCGACGTCGTCGAGATGCACGGCGCGCTTGTCGTTACGCCAGACCCGCCGACAAAGACCGACGTGGCGCTGTTGTTTTCGCAGTAGACGCTTTGGAAGTTCATCCCCGAAGACGGCGCGATGGCGGTTGCCGTCGTCGCGCACGTCACAGAGAACGCCTCGAAGTTCTGGAAACCAGACGCCGGCACCTGTTGCGCGGCGACAAGAGACGGAATCGAGGAAGCGCGCGCGGGTACGAGCGCGACCCCGATCAACAATGCAACAGCAAAAGCCCCAAGAATAAAGGTGCGTCGCATGTTTTACTCCTAGAGAGACTGCAGTTTGATTACATAGAAATTAGCCGCACGGGTCGTGACCGTATCACCATTTGATCCGCTGTCATAACGGAAGTCATAGGTGTCGCTCAGGCTGGCGCTCACAATCTTCTCAACACATCCGAGATTGCCGCGCACGGCCGATGCCGCATAGGTATTGCGCACGATGGGGCTCGCCACGGTGGTAGCGCCGGCGCGCACGCGGTGCCAGGCACCGAGCACGACAGCGTTGTTAGCCCCGACGACATCGTTAAGGCAAGCGCGCAAGAGGATCTCGCCGACGCCGCAAGAGGCAGCGATCGTGAAGCTGTTGCTCGCGAGCGTGTACGTGATGCATCCGCTGCCGTCGGTCTCACCCGCCACCATGGGCGCAGCCGTCTTTACGGTGACGTAGGTGCCGGCGGTAGTGACCGTGGTAACGGTTCCGGTCGCATCGCTGATGCCAGCCGATGCGAACACGGAATCGCCGGCGCTATTGTACTCGCGCGCGAGCGCGTTGCCGGGCAGGAAGAACGTAGCGAAACCAAGCGTGAGCGTTGCAGCCAGTGCGTATTTCAAAACATTCTTCATTGCCTACTCCTTAGCGCCGTCGCGCTTCGTTGATGTATTCGTGCATGGGTCGCGTGTGGCCTTTGTCCGCATCACGCGCCATGGCGGACGCAATACGGTGCGCGGTCTCAGAATTGACCACGGTGCTGGTGCCATTGGTCAGCATGCGAGCAAGTGCAGGCTCTGCCTTCTGTGCGATGTCGGCAGCGAGAGCGTCGGCTGCGTCTTTGCGGATCTGCTTTTCGCCGTTCTCGGACTTACGCTTCGACATTTGGCACTTCCTTCTTTGGTCGCTGAATCTTTGGCGCGTCTTGCTTCGCTTTGTTCACGACGGTGGCGAGCAAGTCGATCATCTCTTTGGCGTTGTGCTTGTTGCTTTGCAGTTGATTCTTCTCTCGAAGCGCCACGTTCTTGTGAATCAGCGCGACGTGCTCTTGCGTGAGCACCGGCCAGTCAGCCAGCGGGTCGCCGGGGAATGCCGGCTCGATGGGCTTCGGCACGTAGCTAATCTCAGCGTCGAATGCGTCGCTTGACGCAACACGCTCGCCAGCAACAAAGATTGGCTGTTTGTCCTTGCCCTTCTTAGCCATGATGTTCATGGCACTTGAGCGGCGACCGTGCGGGACGATGCCTTCCCCTTGGCGGTAGCTGCCGCCGTCGTCTGGGATGAGGTAGCTAAATCCGTCCGTTGTAGAGATAACGGACAGCATGCGCGGTCGCTTGGCGAGCTTGCGAACCTTTGCGAGAACGTCATCGAGATCGTCGTTGTCAATCATTTGTTTCCCCTTCTATCGGTTGTCAGTTCGGCCGCGAATTACGGCGCGTCGGTAACAATCTTCACAGCGTTCAAGTCGACGAGCTCGGCGCACAAGTAGTGAGCCGTGGTCACGACGTCGACCGCACGCAGCAAGAGGTTGACATGCGCGCGCGTCATGAGCGGTGCCTTTTCCAGGTACACGAAGGCGCCGGGACGGCCCATGTACTTAGGCGCGTCGGGGGCTTCGTCGCCACCGAGGACACCGAAGCAACCGACGACGTCCGCGCCCGAGTTCGCGGTGACCGCAAGCTCGTAGTCGTACGTCGACACTGGACGGCCGAGCAGCTCACCAATGTAGCCGGCGCCGCGCGAGTCTTGCGCGTTCATCAGGTTATTTTGCGCCTGGCTGTTCCACAGATTCGACAGGCCCGTACCCGTGCCCGCCATCGCTTCCGTGTTCACGTCGTTAACCTGAATCTCGTGCAACACGTATTGCGCTTCTTGGATGCCGCGCAACGGTTGGTTGATACGGAACTGGTATTGTGCCGCCATCAGGTTCGCGATCGAGCAATCAACGCCGGTCGAACCAACCGAGGTTGACAGGCCGGTCATGAGTGCAAGCGCGTCCGCCTCCATCTTCTGCATGGCCATCGGGATGTGCTCGTTGATGATCGGCTCAAGCATGCCCGTGAGTTGGTCAGTATTGCCGTCGACGAACATGCGTTGCACTTGCTCGAACGGAACACCGAGCGCGAGCGATGCCGCGTTCTCGGTAACTTGGCTCAAGATCGCCACGCCTTCCGTCGGGGTGACGGACACCGACGTGCCGAGCGACAGCGCAGTGTTGCTCGAAAGCGCGGTTCCTTCCGTGCCTGCCGACGCAGCGCCCAGATCGCCTTGCTTGAAGTAGCGCTTAAGGGGCGCATTCAAGCCGGAGATCGAATCCTTGTGAAACTTCGCAAGGAAGATGAACTTGGGGATATTCGCGAGGATGGCGCGCTGCGCCATCACCTCGGTACGGGTGTATGCGGAAAGTGTAGATGCAGTGGTCTCGTTGGCCATTAGTCCCTCGTGTTAGTTACATCCCAAAGAAACCAAACTTGCTTGTCTTCTTGCTCGTCACCTGGCTTTCAACTTGGGCCAGGTATTCTGTGGGATATTTGCGGCGCGCTTCGGCAACAGTGATTTGTTTGCTTTCGATCATCGCCACCAGATCGACAGAGTGAGTCGCAGGCGCGGGTGCCGCTGAAGGCGGGGGCTTGCGCGTCGGCAAAGAAGGGGAAGAAGATGCATCCGCATTCGCCCCCCGCGCCTGCGTTTGTTCGTAGAATGCGACGAACGCAGACTTGGCTGGCAAGCCTTCGATCCCGTCAAGCACTCTCTTGGCATTTTCGTCCATCGTCTCAGTGGCGCGCTCGATGCGCTTAGTCTCAGACTCGCGCCACGCCTTGCCGTAGCCGGCGTCTGGCTGCACAGCGGCATAGGCTGCTTTCAAGTCTTCCAGTTCTTTAGTGCGAATCGCCAAGAGCTCGGCATGTTTGCCGCTCGCCTCAAGGTCTTTCTTGTGCGCCTCTGCTGCCGCCGTCTCAGCGGCAAGCCGGGCCGCGAGCTCGCGTTCTGCCTTCTCGGCACGCTGCGCATAGCTCGCGAGCGCCGCAGTTGTTGCATCATTGATCGGGGGTGCAGATACGTTATTGCCACCCGTCTCGACGACGGGTTGCGCTGTACCATTTACCTTTGAATCCGCCGCTTCTGCTGCTGCCATAGTGTTTCTCCGCCTTCTTAAGTGCAGAGATACACTGTATCAAATTGGTCCGCAACTATTCCGCGCCGGATGTGCCTCGCCCACCAAACTTGAACATACCCAGACGCAACAGTTGACGGAAAATGTCCCGGCGTTGGTCCGGTGATAGGCCAAGCCAGGGTCGGGGTGGACGACCGTTGCCGCCGTAGTGGATGTAGCGCCCAAGCAGGTTCCATTGTGGCGAGCGGTTGCCGGTGCGCACTGCCTTGCCGCGCTGTCTCGATACACCATAGCGCTCGGTTTCCCGGGCCGATGCGCGTGCAAGAGCCTGGCGCTTTTTGTACGCGGCAGACCCGCCGCTTTCTCCCTTGGCGCGTGCCACCTGCGAAGCCTTTGCCGCCGGCGTCGACACCTCCGCCGATGTGCCCGCGCCCGAGCCAAACGTCAGCGTGAGCACGTTGCCGGACAGGTCTTTTTGTAGCCGCTTCACGCTGCCCATGAGTCCGCCAGTCAGGCGTAGGTCTACGTTCTGCGCCTCACCCATGGCGGCTAACTTCGCCTTCCACTCAGGCGAGTAGTCAGCGAGCGGATTGCCGTGGATGTCAAGGCCAGCCTGCACCCGCTGGCGGATGGCGCCCGGCACGATGGCAGATAGGAAGTCTGCGATCTTCGGCCAGTTGGGCGTTGGCTTTCCGCTCGCGCCGACAAACGTGATCGAGCTCGCCACAGCTACACCTCGACGATCTCAATCCCCTGTGCCTCTGCCTCAGATCGCAGCATAGCAGCCCACGAGTGACGGCAATTATACCCGCCACCGAATGTCTCAGCGTCTAAATCTGTACCATTATCTAGCTTGCCTAGATCGTCCAACCGTACAGCTTTACCCACGTATTCCGCGCAGAAGTCTCGCGTCTTTTGATCGTCTGGCCCGACGTACAACATGACAATGGGTTCGCCGGCGGCATCTTGTGCGGCTGTTGCATCGTCGACGGCGACCTTCCGGCCCGCGCCCATGATCGCCGCGTCGACCGCTGCCTGCGCCTTGGCAAACGAGGCATGCACCGCATCGGCCACATTCGCGATCGCATTGTCGAGGCTGTCTCCGGTCGTAACCCCGAGGCGCATTGCCTCTGCGATCTGATCGGCGCCCTTGCTAAACGCGTCGGTGACCTCTGCCATCTGGCCGCTGATGATCCCCTCGATCTCGCGCACCACGTCGGGGTTGAAGTCTCCCATGTCGAGACTGTCAGCCACCGCGCGCGCGGCATCGAGTGCGGCCCTGTCGACCTCGGTTGCGATGGACGCAAGCGCTTGCTCTTCCATGGCGCGCACAATCTGCGATCGAATCTTGCTTGCGTTCGCCAGCGCCTCTTTGTCCGACAGCAAAGCAGAGTCGCCGCGCTCGGTGTCGAGCTTCGACACGAGTGCGGTGATCTGTTTGATCAGCGCGCGCTCGATTTGCTCTAGCGCGCGCTTTGCCGCATCGGCTGCCTTGCTGCCGTCTTCATTCGCCATTGTTCACGGCCGGTGCGCTTGCCTTAGCATCAGGTGACGGCGCATCGGTCTTAGACGCCAAGGTCAGCCCGCCGAACTTCGTCGCCGGTGCCGCAAGCTGTGTGCCCTGCCCGATCTTGTCGCTGATGCCGACAGCGACCGCATCCGCCACGGTCGGATAGATGTCGGGGAACGCTGCCGATGCGTACTGCGCGGGGCTCAGTACCTTGCGATCTAGACCGGCTTCCAAGCGAGCCATCTTGTCGGTCTGAATCTCATAGCTGACTGCACTCTTCGGCGTGACGCATACGGTGAGCGCACCGAACTTGATCGGACGCGATGACACGTTGTCGTGCATGTCAAGCAAAATCGGCCAGAGCAGTTGCTCCTCCATGCGCACGAAGTTGTGCGAGAGACGCTGCACCTTGCGGTCGTGCTGTTGATTCTGCACCTGGCGCGCGATACCGGACTCAGGCGGTCCGGGCTCGGTAGCGTACGCATCGGGGTTATTGCTGCGCGAGATGGCGAGCTCACGGAGCGCCAGCTTATTGCCCTCGCGAATCTCTGCAAATTCAGCATTGAAGTTGAGCACATCAAAACGCTCATTGGTCGCGATCTTGTTCCAATGGTCCGGGCCGATCGTGATGTCTTTCATCTCCAAGCTATCGCCGGAGTAGTACGGCTGTCCGTGCCCTTGCAGGTCGCTGATGTATTGCAGGTTAGAACGCGACACGTTCAGTCCGTCGACGACGGACGCGATGTCTCGGTCTGCGTCGAGGTACACTGACCCGCTCGGGATGCCAGCATGCGCCACGAACACGGGCAAGAGCCCCGCATACTCGGTCGCCGGGTCTCCGCCGACATAGAAGGCGTCGCCGTTCTCTGAGACGATGTGAACCCACCACGTGTCAGACTCGACGCTCTCGCGCGAGAAGATGCGCCACCATGAGACAGGGTCGGCAATGCCGTTGGGCGACGTCGTCTTGTGCCCGAAGACGAGCGCTTTGCGGATGTCGTTCGGCGCGCTGTTATCGCAGATGCACACCGTATCAGAAGGATAATGCAGCGAGATGCGCGGCTCGTCGGCGACGGTATCCCAGTCGACGACGCCGAAGATGGTACCGAGCGCGAGCGTGCGCTGCTCTAGCTCGGGGAGGATGCCGTCAAGGTCGGCAGCGTCGACAAGCCATTCGAGTTCGGCAGCGCGCTTCTCGTCTTCGATCTTCTCAGAAGCCTCGTCCTCAAGGTACCGATCTGGCGCGGTGTTATATACGCCAGCGTCGGACGCGGCGATCATCTGCAACCAGTTGATCGGGATGATTGGCATGCGCTGGAACGTCTGCGGATAGCGCGCCGCCATTGCCTCGCGCACAATCTGTTCCTGGTCGCCCTCGTACCGCTTGCGCTGCCGCTTGGCCCACACGTCATAGCCGGGTGCCTTGTGCCGCTGACCAGCGTTTAGGATGTCCTGCACTTCTTTCTTGCTGAACGTGCGATGCCCGGCGGCGATGATGCTGTTCAGATTGTCGACCAGGCTTGAATCCCACAGCATGCGCACCTCTAGTGTATGTTAACCGTGTACCATGCTCACGACGTTAGGTGTACTGTTAGCGCGCGTAGAGAACCCGGGCCAGTACATATGAACGCCGTAGCGCACGAGGTCAGCACCGTGCGAGAGGTCGGCATCGCCGCGCAGCTTCTCAGGCTTACCCGTCGTCTTGTCGTACGCCTGCTGCTCAAAGCACCGCGTGATGTAGCGGCACTGTTTGGTGTCGATGTGAATGCGGTTCTTTGCGAGCGCCAGTTGTACACTTTGCACGCTCGCCTCGATCGACGGGTTGGCGCTCGGGAACTTCGGGCGGAATCCTAGCGACCTTAGGATCTGAACCGTCGTCAGGTTGCTGTTGCTAGAGCGCTGTTGCCCTGCCGCGTCACACACCACAGTTAGCGTCGACTGCATGACCTCGCGCTCAGACGTGTTGCACAGCAGCGCGATTTGACTGCGCGCATACTCGCCATGTTCAAGCACATCGGTGCCGTTCTTGCTGCCGATGATCTCTTTGATGATGTGCGCGCCGTTGTCGGTCTTGAGCACGATCGCCCACGTCATCGCGTCGACGTTGAAATCGCACCACATCTGCAAGCGTGGAAGGTCTTTATAGGTGAGCGCCGGGGCATCCATGTGGTGCTTGTTGCGATCGAACCGGGTATAAACGCGACCCTCTTTCGGCGTGCGAATCCCCTCAAGGCGTTCGCGCTGCTCCGACTCCGACAGCATCGCGGTCAGGTCCGCCACGTAGGATGCGCTCAGATGCGGGTTGTCCTGCGTGCGCGCAAATATCTGGCGCATGCCAATGGACTCGGCTGCCGCCGTCCACTTCTCGCCAGCACCGCCGTACCCTTCCGGCGTACCCTGCAATACAAGTTGCGGTGTATTGCTAATGCCGTCAGTTATGCGCTCTCTAATTGTACGCAATAGACGGTCGCCTAGCGTCTCCCATTCGTCAACGAGCGCAAACCCTACCGTTAGACCATACAGTGATTCAGGGTTGTCACCGCTTCTCAGGAACAGTTTGCACTCGCGACTACCCATGCGCCATGTGATAGTGGAATCGCTCTTATGGTAAGTGTATCGTATTCCCGCCTTCTCCATACATCGTTGCCATGTTTCAACGAAGACAGCGGTCAATTGCTTATACGTTGGCTCGACAACTAGTCCGGCAATTGGTGCATTGGCATACGCCAGGCGAAACGCCTTCCATACCATTGCGTAGGTCTTGCCAGATCGGACGCCGCCGGTGAGGCATAATATCTTCGATGTCTCATCGTCGATCATGTCCGCTTGGTGCGGCAGTAGTTCGATGGTCGCCATTAGTTGCGCGGCGTCGTGGGCGCATCTTGTGGACGACGCACCATGTCGAGGGCAGGGTTATCGGTGCGCGCCTGGCTGTCGGTCTCAGCATGCGCCGTGTATTTCAGAATCGTCTCGGCCGCCTTGAGGCGGGACGGCAAGTCGGCAGCGTCATCCGCCACCGTTTCAATCAGAAAGTCCGAAGCGATGGCGATGCCGGTCTCAAGCCGGACGCGCGCGATGCTAACTGCCACTTGGGCTATGCGCCGGTACTCTTCTAGGAACGCGGCATCGAGCATCCACTTGTTGGCTGTGCTGTACGCCACTTTGGAGAACTTGCACGCCTGCTTTACGGTGCCACTTTGCACGAGCCAGACAGCGAACGCCACTTGCTGCGCTGAAAGGCCGTCTTCACGTGACACTTTCTCGTTAGGACCAATCCCCATTGGTACACTGTATGCACGTTATCACGCCCGCAACAACTATACCGTGACTGCTCCAAAATTGAGCAGTTGTGCCAATTTGGCAAACCTACCAGTTGCACAGCGGCTTGGCCTTTTCGATAGCCTCATCCGTCTCAGAGTGCCACGGGCCGGGGCTCTTGGCGTGGTTCGCGTCGCCGTCGCCGGTCTTCTGGAAAAAGTGCGCATGCCAGCGCTCGTGCAGCATCACGTGGCAGCTAGAGACGGTCATGTGCTGCTCGTCAACCGTGTAGCCGGAAGCCTCCAGCCCGCTGTCCACCCAGAACACCGTGGGATCGACCCAGGTGACTTCTATGGGCGGGGCCGGGTCAAGGGCCGGCTCTAGGTCCGCCATCCCAAAGAAGACGTCCTGCACTTGCTCAGCGCTAGGGCAGTTGCCCGGCACCCGTGCGCGGCAGTCAACGCTAGCCCACGCAGGCACCCATGTAGAACAGCTCGCCAGTAGGCAGGTGAGAATTATCGCACATCGCATGTGGTATTCTTACCACAGACCGGGCCGTTTGTAAATCCAGGTCAGCCAAGTCAGTCCCCAGTCAATGACCTGGATAAACGGACTTGGGGTTTTCTGTGACGCAGTGCGTCACGCGTAATGCCTTTATAAGAGATTAGAGAGTTTTTTTAGAGAGGAAATACCGGACAAAATCCAGGTCAGGCAAGTCAGGCACTATGGCCCATTCTCTGGAAAGCCACCGACCGGCATGCGGACATGGCACTTTTGACTGACTTGCCTGACTTGGGGGTTTTTCTAACCCAAGTCCGTGTTTTAATTTAACAATCCAGGTCAGTAACTTTTACTGACCTGGATCCTGACCTGCCTGACCTGGATCTGGGCTGTGTTATTGGTTGACTTATATGTTGTGTCATGTACAATGACGACATGATCACAAAAAACATCGACCTAATCGCTGTTCTCAATTCAAAACCGGCTGGGCAATGGGTCTTTCTGACCGGGAAAAACATATGTCAGGCGGGGCCGCGTTCAGCCCTTGTAAAAAGGGGCTGGGCAGAAGAGGCAGAGAAACAACTGGCAGACAGCGGGCACATGACAATCCCTATGCGACTCACGGAAGCCGGAAGAGCTGCCGCCGCTCGTCTGCTTGGCGGTGCCCAATGACCTACCGCACCCACACCGTGTCCCACATCCTGGAGGTGCCGCGCGAACTCAGGACCATGGCGCACCCCGGCGACCGCGTCATCGTGGACGCCGCCAACCGCGTCTCGCACCTGCTGTCAGGACAGAACGCCTACACGCTGTTTCAGCTCACGGAGCGCGTGACCGGGCCTACCCGCTGGTACACCGACCGGGGCGCCACCTGCATCAATCCTGGGCGCGTACGCTACGCCTACAGGGACGGCGCCTCGGTCTTTGTTGGCGCGCTTGACGGCACCCAGGGTGAAGCCCGTATCGCCGGTCTTGGCGAGCAAGACATCGCCGACCTGTGCGCCATCGCCGGCGTCTACCTTGACGGAGAAAAGGACGATGTGACGATCGTGGGCGACGATGTCTTTATCCAGTATATCGAGCCAGAGGACGACATCACCTGGAAGGCGGGCGAGGTATGAGCGGCGAAATCCCTCGACAAGATCCGTTGACCGATCAAGAAATGGAAGAACTCCCAAACGAAGCAAGGGAGATCCTCGCCGCCTACATCGCAGACTTCGGCCCTGTCGGCGACGACATGCGCTACATGGCACGCGGCACAATCGACCTTTATAACGACCTGCGCCTGGTAGTGTTCCAGCGCGATGAGATACTGATCTCAATGGCACGCATGCTTGAGTCTCTTAAAGCAAACGTCGCGATCCGGCGCGAGTTGTCGACGAAATGCTGTGACGATTGGTCGTGCGTGCTGTGCTCACCGATGGCGTCGTTTGTTAATT